CTCGAGCTCCGTTCTTATACAACGGCGGTCTGCATAATATACGCTAGCATACTACGCAAACGTGTACGATCGCTCGTACGTCTTTTTAGCCTTTATGAATCCTGTTCAAACAACTAAATCGCGGCATTTGCGATCTGCATCCTTGCGGGTAGTAGTTGAGTGCTCGCAGCAGCGGCGAGTCTTCCATCCCTGCGTATATTTCAACCAGGTCTAGGGCACACGATATTAGCCTGTGCTAGCTTAACTGCTTAGTTTGCCATAATAAGTTTTGATTCTAATGCTGTGGATAGTTGAGTGTAGTATTTGTGATTTGATTGTAAGCCAGGGTGAATATTGTCGTCGTTATTGTCAATTATGGTAGAGTAAAAAGATTGATATAAGTTTAGCCAATTATTTTCTTGTATGCCACCAGTAGCACGATATTCGTTATGCATTTTTTCATATAGTGTATGAATTTCCTCGTCGCTGCGAGTAGCAATTGATAATAATTCTTTAGTATAATTAGTATAATCTTCGGGCATTACGTTATATTTTTTAGTAAAATAATCGTTGTCCCAGTCGCATGTTGCATTAATAAAAAATAGTTGACAGTTTTTTAATTTGCACAACATAGTTAAAATATTGATGTAATTTAACAAATTTACTATTTCATAATGCGGATGTACTAACAATGTAAGTCTATCGTTTATATTTTGTATATAAGATGCTGGGTAGTTTACAGTGTTTAAATTATATCCTTTTTGTATTATATTTGGCATTAAAACGGCACGGGTTGTGTAACATTCTAATCCAACTAAAACTTCGTATCGTATTACATTTGTCCAAGCTACAAAAGCATAATTTATATTATCGTTGTGTAATATATTATATACCGCATCCTGGAATATTCCTGCATTTGACCGTCCGGCCATTGCAACATTTAACAATTTAGTAGTACTTAATACGTTGTTATTTTTATGCAACAAATTAACCCAGAGACCCGGTTCATCTTTTTCAAGAGAGAAACCAGTACCTGCTGTCATTGAGCAACCGGCAAATAAAGTAGTACTCATTAGGCTTTCTTTAAATCTTATTTTTTATATGGGACCCATGTACACGAACACTGATCTGTCCGTTGTAGTAAGCATCTGATTCTAAGACTTTGTGTCTAAATTGTTCTCTTGCTTCAATATATGAACATTCTGCTTTTGATTTACAGTAATATAGTATTTCTCTAGTAAAGTTATCCGGGCCTAGTGTTTGTATGTCTTTTTTGAGTTCGTCGTTTGAGCCATAATACAGTTGCCAATCGCTATCTATTTTGCTTCTGATTTTTCGTTTCTTTTTTGAGCCATTTTTAAGTTTTACTGTTTTTACTGTAGTTTTTGAAAATTTGGCTAGTTTTTTTCCTATATACTTGCGCCCAGATACAGTATTTGTTATCAAATACACAAATCCTACACAATCTTCGGGAAGTGATTCCACTAAAGCGGATTCAAATAGCCATGACATACAGCATTAATTATGCCTTATAGTCAAAGTTACAATAAAATGTTATTTCTTCTATACAGGTGTTATTATCTAAAGTTTTAGAAAATTTTATAAAATTTGATACATCTTTCAGATTAATACCATTTCCTGTCCACGTAGGCCGACTACGACTCAAGTCAGTGTCTAATCGATCTATAGTAATTAATGTGGTTTTAAATTGAACTTGGTTAGCTTTAAACGCTGCGGTGCCTTGCTTACTAGCATGAGCCAGTGCCGCTTTAGCGACACGATATGTTTCAAATCTGGGTTCTGGAGTAACAATTAATTTTTCACCCACGCTGCCAATATTAATAATCCATCCTTTTTTATTACTAGATTTCCACGCATCGTAAACTGCAAAATAAAGTTGAGACTGACCAAAATTTGCCCATGCTTCCTGCGGTGGACCGTCAAACGCATTGTTGATAAAAACATCATAATCTAAACTTAAATTAGCAATAGATTCATAGTGTTTAGTAATATCAAGATTGTTAGAACGACTAATGCTTACGCCATTAAATTCTTCAACTAAATGTTTACCTAAGCCTCGATTACCGCCTGTAACTAATACTTTCATCTGATAGATCCCCCTTGGTCCCATACTTTAGTAAATTTTTCTCCACAGGTCATTGCACATTCCATGATTCTATTAGAGTCAGACCAACTATCAACAAGATCATGCCAAAAATAAGATTGAAATATTTCAGACAATTTTTTGTTATGAAGATCTAATTCGTTTTTATATTGCTCAACAAACTCTTTTACTTGAATTTTGCCTGTACCTGTAAAACTTAAATGATGAGCACCAGGCATTGCAAAAGAATAAAATCTAGCATCATACATATTATGTTCAAAAAAGTTACATGGTAGGACTAGTCCTTCTGCGGTAATTACAACTTTATTTCCTAGTAACGCATCACATTTGATTGGTGTCTGTTCTAGATAAGTTTTAAAACTACCATGCATTTTTTTTATAACTTCAATTTTTTGCACACTAGGATTGCGCCATTGTTCACTAACTGGTTCTTCTAATATATACTCTACATTTTTATTTTTGTCGTGTACAGGCCAATTTGGGTAAACACATTCTTCATTATGATTATAAAAGCGGCCAGTCTTTCTTGGAAGAAAATTAAAAAATCCATATTGCTTACTTAACTGTCTGGCTTGGTCAACTTGATGCTCGTTGTGTTTAAAAACAATAAAATTCCATTGTGCCCTACCTCCTGCATTTATATAGGCTCTTGCATTTCGCATAGCAACACTATATTTTACATTACGCCTATAAAGATGTAAGGTATCTTCTAATCCATCAAATCCAAAATCAATTTGGCCATAACCGTTCATTATAATTGCAATTTCTCGCCAATAGCTTTCATCATGAATACCGCCGTTAGTATGAATATACAACCATAATGTAGGATTCTTATTTCTAAAATTTTGTAGAATATCTAAAAAATTAGGGTGCATAATAGGATCACCATAACTACCGCAAAAAAATATTTGTCTAAGTTTTTGACAATGATCTACTGTAAATGCTGCATCAATAGCATCTTTATCCAGATGAACTAATGGCATGTATGGATTTAAGCCTGATCCTTGAGTGTTTCTTGGACATTGCGGACAAGCAGCGTTACAATATGTTGTAATTTCCAATTGATATTCTTTAATACTATGAAAATTAAACATCGGGTAAATCTTTAAAAAAGTTTTTTGCCTCTAACAAAATACTAGAATTTGTTTGAAAGATTGTATTATCTAATTGTGGTCCTTGTTTTCTACTAGATATTAACCAAGGTATAACAGGAGTTACAAATTCAAATTTCCATGTTCCATTATGTCCAAGATAAAGATTAGGACAAATAAAATATGGTTCATTATCTGCTTTGTGCATGTAAACCGGAAAAAATTTACCGTCCCATAGTTCTTTTTCTAAATCAACTTCATCAAACGTGATTCTTTTTATTTCAATGTGTTTATCGATTATTAGATTACCTTGTTCGTCATAATGATGATCTGCAATTTTTTTATTATAATGTATAATTTTTAAATCGTGCCCACCATTTGGTAAGTCAATGTTGAACTCATAATCATCTTCCGCATCACCGTTAAACAATGTGATATAATCATCTATTATTATTTTAACCTGTGGATTGCCCAGTCTACGTTCTACATAAAAGTTTATACTTAATTTCAATGTATAACTCCAGCTAACTTTGATAAACGTTCTTGATATTTGTCCATCATGATTTTTATTTGATCATCGCCCTTCCAAAAAGTGTAGCCCAAATTTACTGCATGCTCCTGTGCTTTAATTCTACGCATAATTCTAGTTTTATAAGTTAATGCAGGATTATTTTCACAAATCCATTCTGTACCTTGAGGTCTTTTACCATTGATGCCAACTATTTTTAAAACATCAGGCTTTTCGTAAATTTCTGTACCTTCTTCTATGGTTAATGTAGTACCAAGGTTTACTCCTATAACGGTTCCATCAGCTACATATTTTTGGTATTTGGTTAACATATCTAGTGTAGCTTGGAAGTCTTCATCTGTTTCTGTAGGGAACCCTACAATTATTAACAAGTAAACCTGCATTTTGTTTCGGCTATACTGTTCCATATTATAGTCAAGGTCTTGGCCTGTATAACCTTTTTTCATGTGTTTTCTAATTCTATCGCTACCAGATTCTACTCCAATGACCATTGTTTCAGCGCCAGCCTGTGCCATTGTTTTAAAATCTATAGGTTTAAAGGCTTTTTTACTTTGTACAATAGCATGACTGCTGTAAGTAAAATATCTATCCGGCAAATTATTTTTTCTGTAATATTCAACTATTGTCTGATTAAATTGTCTGAAGTCTCTTATACTTCCGTTGCAAAGAGCATCATGGAAAAAATAATTTCTAACACCGTAATTCTCATAATAATGAATCATTTCTTGCGCTAATTTATCACCGCGTTTGTACCTGAACCCGCCGGCCATAGTAGGTATATCACAGAATACACAGTTACGTACACATCCTCTGCTAGTTTCCATTGGTAAAACACCAGTGTCATAACCACTTTGATATCTTGATATATCAAAGTCCGAAAAGTCCATAAAATTATGTTCTTGAATATTACTTCGAATAGCAAGAAAGTCTGTGTCTATTCCTGGCACATAGTAATTTCCTTTAATAATCTCTGGAATAGTAGTTTCGGCTTCTCCTCGAATCCAATGATCAATTAGCCCATTATTTTTTAGATAATGTGCAAAAGTAGGTACGGTGCTATAACTTCCGTTTTCTTCTCTAATCAATCCTTGCCCACCTACTATAACTTCAATCGATGATTGTCTACGAAATCTAATTAGAAACTCTTCAACAAATCTTTGTGCTTGCCAACTAAAAACACTTATAAAAATTTTATTTGGATTATAATTAATAATATTATTAATCCATGTAGAAATAAAATTGCCAAAAACTAAACTTGCTTCCGGACGTAGCTTTTTATTTTTGATGAATAAAAATTCATCTATTTCTTTAAAAATTTCTTTGTCTATTGATTCTTTAAAAGTTGTAAAAAACTCTATGTTTAAATCTAAAATTTTGCTTTTGAGATTATAGGAATTTAATATACTTTTTATAATTGCCGGCGCAGCAGCTGGTCGTAAAGCAGCAACTCTAGGTATTGTAAGTATAACAGCATACATTATTTGATTTCAACATCTGTATTGTAACTAGTAAATCCATTTTCTTTAACTACACTAAGAACATTATTAACACGACCTGCTAGTTCATCTTTGTGACTCACTAGCCACACACTACGATTTCCTTCACGTGCCATTTTCTTTAAGATAGCTAAAGCATTTTCTACACCTGAGCTATCCATACCGGTATCAATAACTTCATCAATAAACAGCAAATTGATTGGCTGATACAAACTTTCCCAGACATCACGGAATGCCCACGATAAACTAAGTATCAATCTATTGCGTTCGCCTCTGCTTAAATTGTCAAAGTCTAGTTCTCTACCTAGCTCTTCAATACTTACAGATAAATCATTCAAGAACTTGACTGTGTGAGGTAGACCAATACGATCTAGATATTGACTTAATCTAGCATTGAGATAACTTAAATTTTGATCAATTATGCGCTTACGAATAAAACTATCTTTGTTGGTTAATAGTTTGAGCAAGAACTCTTGATGTTCTCGAACATTAGCAAGCTCGTTAATTAAATCATAGTTGATTTCTTCAAGTGCTTGTGTTTCCATCTCCTTGATCTGTTCATCGTATGGATCCGGTTCTGCTTGTTTTGTTGCCAACTGTTGTTTAAGATTAGCAACTGTGTTTCTATGATTGATAGCATCTTCTTTGTTGTCATAAAATACCTTGGGCGGTTTACCAAGGTGTCCAATTAGTTCTAGTGCCTCAACATGTGAGGACAATTGTTCGTCGTTTGCAAGGTACTGCAAACTGGTTTCTTTGAGTGTGTTTCGTTTTTCATTTAAAACTTCTTCGTGTTTACTATCGTGTATAGCTTGTCCACATGCGTAGCATTCATGTTTTTCTAGTTTTTCAATTTCTGATTTGAGTTTGTCTAACTGCACCAGTAAACGAACTTGGTCTGTTTCGCAAGCCACCTTCCAGCGAGATATTTCTTTTCGTTTATTAGTTTTTGTATTAAACTCTTCTAATAAATCATGATTCCTTAATTCTTGATCAATGTCCAAATCACCAACAACATCTAAAGCTCGCTGTAGCTCTACTATTTCGTTTAGACGTTTGGTATTCCACAGTGTCTGTCTACGCCGAGTAGCTTCAATTTGTTCTTGTATTCTAGAGTTAGCATCTGTTACTGCTTTTATTCTATATTCTTCTGCAGTAATAGCGTCTTTGGTTGCTTTTAATTGTTCTTTAAGTGCATCTGCTTTTTCTGATAGTACGGTTATGCCAAGTAATTGTTCAATTATAGTGCGTTGATCATTTGCTTTTAGAGCCAAGAACGGTTCAGTATAAGTGTTAAGAGCAACAATATGTTTGAACATGTCGTGACTCATACCCAGCATACGTTCTATGTAGGCCTGTGTCTCTCTACTGTCTCCTTGGCTTTCATCTGTAATTTGTTGTTCTTCACCTCCAACGTAAAAAGCCATTGTATTTGGACGGCGCCCACGCTCGATTCTGTATTCTGTACCATCTTTTTCAAATTCAATCGTGACCAGCATGTTCTTACCATTAGTTTTATTGATAAGATTGTCTTTCTTGATATTAGTAAGAGCCGATCCATACAGTGCGTAAGATAGTGCATTAATAATCGTAGTTTTACCAGTCCCATTCCTTGCTCCTGTATCATCCCCGCCAAGATCTAAGTTTTGACCTAATACTAAAGTAAGATCTCTTCGGTCAAATTGAACAGCTTGGGTAGCATTGCCCACACTCATAAAATTTTTAACCGCTAGTGTACGTATTTTAAACATTAAAGATTTCTATATATGTCAAGTAACAACGTTTTATTATATTGTTCGCTTTGAATATTTGTAAGTTGATTGGTAACAATAGTATCAACACTTTCGAACATAATGTTACCGGTGATATCATAATTAATATCTTCGCTAACAGATTTTTGCGGGATAAGTGTAATTTCTCGAAGTTTATATGTATTTACAAAAGTTTCTTTAATAAAAGTAGCTTCTTCATAACTAATATCAACGTCTAGATTGACACGCACATGCATTCCTGAATTTAACAAGACATCGGTATTTGTAAGAACATCACTCAATTGATAAACTCGATATCTAGGTTGTTCGGGCCAAGCATGATACTCGGGCTCTGCGCCCCACTCTAGTATCATCATACCGCGTTCGTCGTCGTGATTGTCTGCGTAGTTGTGCGGAAAACAATTGCCAATATATGTAATATTTTTTTGAGTTTGACGTTTGTGAAAGTGTCCTGTGAATACTCGTTCAATTCCGGTAAAGTCTTCTCGCCGGACATCTCCATGATCCGGCATCTGCACCATGGCATTCATGTAAAATGTGGGCAGTTCAAAATGCCCAAACATGTACTTGGCTGATAATTTTGGTATGCGTTTGTAGTCTTCGCCTACTAGCCAAGGGGCCACAATAACATCACCATCGTGTAGCCAATCATTACAAATGACAACATTCGGTAAATGTCGAGCCCACTCAACGCTTTGAACATCCCTCTTGTCCCTATAATATAAATCATGATTGCCAGGAATGAAGTAAACACGATCGAAGTTGTCGTTGAGATGTTCCAGAGCACGGAGACTATAGTTAAGAGTGACAATATTGATACTAGCACGATTGTTATGCCAATCTCCAAGAAAAAACGCTGTTTCACATCCTTCCTCCTTTGCTTTAGCAGTAAACCATTTGATAAAGTTTAAACAATCATCATTGTGGGTTTGGCTGTTACTTTTTAAGCCAAAGTGTATATCTGTACAGACCGCTGCTCGTTTAAATAAGTTAGACATTTCGTTAGTTTACAATATTTTTAGTACAAATGCAAATTTACTAATTCCGTAACATGTGGCCATAAATCTTTGAATTTTTGATCATGCCACTGATCATACCATTCAATTTTTTTATAAAATTCATATTTTGTAGTTAAATTTTTTGAAGGCAATAATAAAGCTTGCCGGATATTATTTAAACCAAAAATTGGATAAAAATCTAAATCCTCTGCACAAATAGAGTTTTTGTGAATTTCTGTAGCAGCTTCTAAGTCTTCAAGCGCCTTGATTTTAATTTGTGTAGGCATGTTTAATAAATTCATAGTAGGATGATGATTGATAGCCATTAGATTAAATTTTTTTATACCAATGTTTATAAGATTAATAAAAGTATTTTTTATATCAAATGCACTAAACATACTATAAACAAAATTAATTGAAACGTTTTCGGGAAAATTTTCTGTCAAAAATAATAAATTTCCTTCAACTATATCCCACGATGCTTTATTTCTTACATATTCAAACTGTCTATGGGTATTTTCTAAACTGATGTTCCATATTACACTGTTAGGATCTTTAGCTAGTAAAGAATCCAAACATGGTAAATCTTGAATGTTGTAAGATAAGTTTGTTAAAATAGTGACTTTAGTTTCCAGTGGTATAGATTTTAAGATTTTGTAATTTTGTTTCATTAGTAGCGGTTCACCGCCTACTAACATTATTTCCCTAAGATCACCAGCATTGTCAACTATCCAATTGGCTACGTTATCATGATGGGCTTGATTAATTGGTAATTTAGTTTTACTATCTAAAGCAGATTCCCATGTACTACTAAACATAGGTGAGCAATACATGCATTGAAGATTACAATTGTTACTCCACCTTACATCTATTACTTTTAATTTTAATTTGTTGTTATTTGTATCTTTATAATACCTATTATAGTAGTGTCTTAATGATGGTAATGAATTATTTTCTTCATCTATACACAACTGACAATTTTCTTTATCAATGTTGTTATTAACAAAATTGTTCTGTATTTCTAACAGTTTGTCTGATTGTTGTATTTCCTTAATATCACTATTGTTAATATTACCTAATACTTTGTTTCCTACACAACAAGTACGCACATCACCATTTTCTCTTATAGTAAGTCCATTCCATGGCGCTGTGCAATAAATCTTATCAGCATCAGTCGTCACTGTAATCACCACTCTGCGGATTGCCGCCCCACGATCCCATACCTTGTCTAGTATAACTAGGAGTAAGTCCGTTCATTTCAAGAATATCATCTCGAAGATTCTGGTTGCGCTTTTCAATGTTAAGGACTCGAGTAAAGGAATTAGTGATAGCAGCAGTATAATAAGCAAAAGGATTTTGTGATTTGCTTTCGTCGAATTGTAATCCTATTTGGGAAAGTTGAAGTAATGCTTGTGACCGCATTTCGTCGTTGTAAGTATATCCACGCCAGTTACTTCTAGTAGCATAACGCTCACACAATTTCATGAACATATGTGCTAGTGTTCTCGTCATGGTTCCGTGCTCGCGACTAAAATGTCCTTTGTCTAAACTGCCTTGCCAATGACTTTTGCCTACACAAAATGGTACGTTGTTTTCGTCAATTTTATAGTGTTGGAATGGAGGAAAATTTACTTTGACAAATTTTCCTACTACGGTAGTATCTACATCATCATATTCTGTAATAACATCCTCTTCGTCGTCAACTACTGTAGTTGTTTTGGTTTTTTTAGATTTTACCGTATCTGTTGGAATATGCTCCCAAGTCATTATTCGAAATACTATATCTGTAGCCTGTATTTTACTAGGTTTAATAGCAAAGTCGTCTAATTTTAATTTAACCGTACTATTAGACTGTGCAGCATCATATGCAGCCCGTGAGAGTCTTTCGGCTCTTAGTTTTTTTCCTTCGGCAATGGTTTTTTTGTTTATTTTATCCACTGAGGGTAAGATTATATCATAATACCCATCTTCTGGTTTTAAAAAACTACAATAAGTGAGCTTACTTTTATGTATTTCTTTTAAAATATCTCTGTTGTTTAGGTAATTGTGTTTCATTTGTTTCCTTTAAATACCGTGTTAATTTAGCAAATAAATAATAAAAAAGCAAGAACAAATTATTATGCCAAAAGTTACACAACTTGTTACCGGCCTAGGTGGTGCTGTTAGATCTGTTACTAATTCTGTAGCAGGTGCAGTCCGAAATATTATTCCTAATAATGGTAACTTTACCTCTAGTGCAGGTAGTCTTTTACCTGCAAATATACGGAGATCTGCTGCCGGATTACTACCTGGTGGCGCATCTGTACCTAGCGCATTCGCGCAAAATCCTGCTGTATCTTTTGGGTCAAACGATACTGATAATGATTGGCGTGTAAAGGTCAGTATAAATCCTAGTAGCAAAATATTATATTGGGACGCTGCTGCTACTGGTAGTACACCAGGGCTATTAGCGCCTCTAAGGGCCACCGACGGTTTTATTTTTCCTTATGTGCCTACTGTAACTGTAACTCACACTGCAAATTATTCTACTGTACCTTTAACACATTCTAACTATACACAATTTTTTTACGAATCAAGCTCTGTAGCTGCAATTAATATATCTGGCTATTTTA